GGCATTGATGGCTTGTGCATTTCTAGAATCTTCGCCCAAAGACACTATACGTTTTGCGCCTAAGTGTTGAAGTGCTCTATTTGCGATTTCCACATTACTGGCCATTAGCGTCTCCCCATCATAGTGCCCATATTCACAAGCCTACCTATTGAATGTATCGTGTCTTCTATTTCAGGAAAGCTTCCGCCGTCGCTGGGCGCGAAATAAGTCCCTGGAAAAAACGATTTAGCAAAGAACCCACCTGCAAACATTTAGCCTCTATTCGTCGCTTGTGTCATGCGTTACCGCAGATCTATTTCCATTTGCATCTACCGTAGCCACTATTCTATTTGTTCCGTCTGTCGCACTTCTAATCGTAATCGTAGCCGTGCCCGCGCCGGAAACTTTTCCTGCAAGCGAAGCAAGTACAAGTCTTAGGGCTTCTCTTAAAGAGTAGCCTATTTCAATTTCCTGATTATCTAGGAGTTCTTGCGATAAGCTTAGCGGACTTAATTCAGTACCGGCGCCAATATCAATTTCAGCGGCTAGACTTCCTTTGCCTTTTAAATTAGCAGCGACCGATGCGGCACCTGTTAATGCTGCGGCTAGTGGAACAAGCGCAGATAGATTGGCAGATAAACTTGCGGCACCTGATATGCTGGCGGCAACACTCGATACCGCAGCGGCGGCGGCTGTTAATGTGGCGACACCTGTTAATGCCGAAGCCCCAGGGGTAATAACAGATAGCCCCGCTGTTACCGATGCCGACCCAGCCAAACTAGCAGTCGATAGCCTTGCTGTAATCGCAGTGGCCGTTAAACTAGATTCACCAAGTATTCTTAAGCCCGTCGCTAGACCGCCCGACTTAATCGGACCTAGATAAGCCTCACCTAAATTGTAACCCTCAGGAATACTTGACCGTGGAGCTAAGTTAATTCGACGTGCAGATAGAACACTAGGACCTGTCCAATTTGATTTAGTATTTGCAGCATAGGCACCAGCAGTAGAGGTCCCATTCGTAAAGAACGCATGGGATTTATTTAATACTGAGTGATTGCCTATTAACGCCAATGGTTAACCCCAACAAAAATCTAAATGCCCATAAAATGCACTATTCGTAGGTGTTGCGGCACCTGAATATAAAAGCCAGTAAAGTGCAGCGCCGTCGTAAACTCTTGGCATAGCACCTGCGACTTGAGTCATAAATTCGCGCTCACTCGCTACGCCAATCGTAGTCATCGGCATTGTAATTAAAGGCCTAACAAGACCGATTGAAACTTCACCTGAAACATAAGACACAGACAAATCGAAGTTATTCACTTGCGCGATTCCAGTGTCACCAGCTTGCAGTGGCATAAATGGCCCGTACTTACCGGCACCAGTGCCCGAGTAAACTACTAGGGTATTAGCCGCCGCAGTCTTACCCACTGGCAATACAGTCGGAGTAGCCCGCGCAGACGTTTGCGCAGCATTTGTATAGTTATCTAATTGCAATGTCGGAGTCGCAGCACCAAGCGGCGTCGCGTTCGTATTCCAGATCACAGCCTGCACACCTGCGCCTGATGTATACCTAGGCAATAAAGTATTTATCGTATGCGTGCCAGTGCCAGCATCTGTGATGTTAATCGCAGTTCCGGCTACCGCGTTTGCATAACTGGTGGCGAATTTACATGTGGTATCTGTAACCTTGATTACATAATAATCAGTCGCCAAGGCCAATCCTGCGGGTAGTGTGGTCGTAGTGGTTAATTGCACACGAGTATATGGATATAAATTGATATTCGAGTGTGTGCAAATGTCAGTGCCAGCATCAGCCGTAAATGTGCTGAATGCAGACAGTGTGTTAGTCATCGCCTGAGTGGTAGTCGTAGTTAATGAAGTAACCCGGTAAAAACCAACTAGATCAACTAGCACCGCAACGCTTGGCATGGTCGTAGCTGCTGCACTGAATGCACTAGCGTTAGTGATAAACTTATAGTCAGGGCTAACCGCGCCGCCATGCTGAATAGACGCTGCGCTTGTGGTAGAATCACTCACCGGCTGAAATGTTAAGTTTGTTCCAGTATTAAATAGAGCATCTGCCCCTGGGTTACCGGCACCTCTGGTCATGAAATGCCATTCACCAGCTAAGGCTGCAGTGGTCGGGTTAAAGTTTTTATTCCAGTCTTGACGATACTTTTTACCGTTTACCGTCGCTTCGTTTATGAAATCATCGTATGAAGAAAAACCCGCCATAAAATCCCCTTAGTTCCAAATAGTTTCTATTTCACCATGAAATGCTACGCCTGACAGTGATCCGTTAGGCATCGCCAATAATCCTAAAAATGCGTCGTCATATATTTGCGGCATAACGCCGTCGTTTGGCTGACAGACTTTTTCACTCGGTGCAGTTTGTTCGAGTATTACACCCGTCATTAGTGGCTTCACTAATACAAAGGATAATAGTCCAACATCTGTTCCTGTGACGAATGTCACTGATTCAATTGATCTAACGCCTGAGTCACCTGACTGTAATCCTATGAATGGCATAGTCGACACGGCACCTGTCGTAGAGTTAGACATAATCGCGCCGTTAAATGTGTTCGTCGATAAGGTATGTAATCTAGATGTCCTACCAGCAACACCAGCAGAATTTGTGTAGTTCACAGTAAACGTAGGCTGTAATCCCACCGAGCCCGCAACACTGACAGCCATGATCTGCACACCAGCGCCATCAGTGTATCGCGGCAGAGTAACACCATTTGTAAGTATCTGTTCGTCGTTCGTTCCAGTGTCTACGAATGGGTAATATAAAAGGTAATCGCATAATTTATACGGCATCGGTAAGCCTGTACCACTAGCTGACATCACCAAGAATCTAGATAGAAACTTCGATGCAGGCGTCACATTTGTCCCATGTGGGATGCCGCCGTCAGTTGATCGTTTCATCTGCTGTGCTATAAGTGGTGACGCTGCATAATACTGAGGCGCAGGATTTCCTGGCGACATAGACATATCGAACCACTGGCCCGCCACCGTAGTTTGTGACGGCGTTTTACGCCAAAAAGAATAGAACGACTTACCGTCATTTATCTTTTCGTTAATCTCAAATAGCCCTTTGTATCCAGCCATTAACTAAGCCTTGTCCCTGATCTGCCGAATAGTTGAGCTTCCATGGAAACCACGACGCCCGAGACTTTAAGCAGTTCTTTTTTAAGCGTTTCAAATATTGGTATCTCGTCGTCAGTTAACGGTTCACCGTTTTGTACGCGATCCGTTAGTTCGTTAAACAAACGAAGCTTGGCCTCTCGGTCGCCCTTTAAAATCGATAGCATTTCCTGATTCGTCATTTAAGCCTCTGTTACGGCTAATGCTGCAATCGCAAACTGTAGAGTAATACCAGACGATACGGCTCGAGATGCAGTCAAGGCACCGTGATATAAGATCTGCCCAGCGCCACTTGATGCTGTTCCAATTGCAACGTGAGTTACAGTTTCAGATCCTGATGTACATTCCGGGAATGCAATGATCGCTGTGTTAGATGCTGTGTCAGCCGATACTGTCCAGCCTGTGTTATCTCGGTTTACTTCCACGCGAGCATACGATCCAAACGCGCATTCGTTCGTTGTTTGCGAACCACCTTCACCAGGCGATGATGTATGCAAACTTACATATAGATCAGTGTTCGCATTCCATGAGTACGCCGTACCGTTAAACGTGAGTAGTACCACATCGTTTTCAAACGTATTACCTTTTGCTGACATTTAATCCCCCTATAGAACAGAAGCTTTTAGCTTAGCTATTTTAGATTCGTATTCATCTTTCAAAGCTTTAGCTTCGTCAGAATTTAATTTAACTTTCATTTCGCGTCCTGAAAGATTTTGTTCTTTTGCAGAAAGCTGCATTTCTTTTTCTTCTGACAGTTTTAGAAATTCCTGTTCTTTTCTATTTAGTTCGGATTCTTGAGCATTTATTTTTTTAGCAAATTGGGTATTAGCTAGCGCCTTCGCGACTAGTTCTTCTTGATCTGCCTGAAGCTTTTCTTCTCTTAACTTTAAGTCTTTTTCTTTTGCTTCAATTTCAGATTTCATTTTGCCCAAAAGACTTAAGCCTTCGGCATTTTCACTTTGAAGACTTTGAAGCTCAGAAATAAGTTCAGACAAATGTTCAGTAACTTCTTTAGTTTTCTTCACGTCTGAAACTAATCTTAAAACTTCCATGGCTTCAGAAACCGCATGACTACTCGGCGGCGTAATGTTCATATTCATCCCCATCATAAAGATCCTTACGTGTTAAGAATGGCAGCTACTTTGTCGCCTGGAATTACCTGAAAGTATTCTGTGGTGCCCGCAGCTAATCTTCGTGAACTTGTCGTAGCTGTTGGATTCGCGCCGAATTCTATCGAACAGATAGAGTCTGTGTGAATCGCGACTATTCGCGTGGCAGCGTTAAATGCCGCAGACTGTGTCGTAGCCCCAGCATTCGCAACTTTTTGCGTAGCTAGCGGAGGCATTTCAACTACCGGAACTAGCCCGCCCTGAACCACTCGTGAATGAGTGTGCTCCGTAATATAAATAAAAGCCATGTATCCCCCTTATGCTGGCGGCCAATTACCTTTTAAAATGTGATTTTTAATTTTATCTAAACAATCAATAACTTCTTGTTCTGAAATTCCGCGAGTCGTCGCGCCGCCAGCCGAGTCCCTTGAAACAACCGCAGTGGTCGCAAGTTCTACAGTAACTTCAACTGTGTCCGAATTGACGGCTGCGCCGACTTCTTCTACTACTGAAAATTCGCCTTCGCCAACTGAAAGTTTGTAACGTCGTGTAGCCATAGATTTCCCCTTTTTAGAAAACTAAGGGCGGGTTTTTATCCCGCCCATAGGTTTAGATACTGTAAAGTGCTTTCATAGAAATCGTACCGGCCGCAGTCACGTCATTCACTGTAACGCAAATGTCGTATTCACGAACTGGGTCTGCTGATAATCCTAGCAGTTCCCACAAAGGCATATCGCACTTTGCGTGATCTGTTGCAGTTGCTTCTAGCAAAACTTCTGTGAACGCAATCGCGCTCGAAATGTCCACGTCTGTTGCGAAAAAGTCTGCGTCTACAACCGCGCCGCCGTTAGCCGCAGTTTGATAAACGCCTACGTCTGCCGCAGTTGCGCCAGTGATCGCGTCAGTTGCAAGCTTCAAAGACTCAATACGAGCGTTTGAAGGAACGCGAACCAAGCGGTAAACGCTGGCTGCGTCGTCGGCTGCCAGTGTTTCCACTGTGCCAGCGGCACCGCGCATAAGACCGCCGTATTCTACTGCGTTCACTAGCACGACAGGTGATGCGTCGGCGTTGGTGATGTGGTTAGATTTCGTATTTGCTACTGCCATAAAATAATCTCCTTAAGAATTTAGTTAAAAGTTAGATGTTACAAGCGATCTGTACAACTTTTGCTTCTTCGATGCGCGTTGCACCAGCAGAAAGTTTAACGTATGCCTGCCAAGGTTCGCTCGACAAGTCATGGCGTTGAGAAATGCTAGTCTTGATATCTTCCCAGATTCCCAAGTGCATTCCGCTTTTTGCGTAGCAAGCTAGCAAAACGTCGCCTGAAGCCTGTTGTGCAGTCGCGGCAGCTAGTTCAGTGTGGATAATGTTGATGCCCATAAAGCGAACAACTTTACCTTCCATAAGAACTGGACGCTCGTTAAAATCCAAAGAGATAACTTGTGCTTCAGCTAACAAATTGTCGTGCTGAGTGGCACCTACGGGCAAGTATAGTTCGTCGTTTTCAACGTCTACGTTTGCGGCCATAAGTAGTCTTTTTGCTTCGCGAAGTTTAGCAACGGTTAGGCCTGTGTCAGCCGACGCGCCGAAGCTTACTGCGATTTTTTGTGCTGCGGGAAGAACTGTTGAAGTACCGCCTGAAACGCCTGTTTTTGCTGTTCCGATTGCGGCAGCTAAAATCAAAGCATCCATTTTACGACCGGCAGCGTTTACGGCGTTTTGCACGTAAGCTGATTTTGGATCAGTCAAAAGTCGCAATTGATCAAAACTATCAATCAACTGGGGAAGTTCGAAATCCTGTGGATATACCCAACGTCTGTCGGTAGCTGCATCTACGCGGCCCATGGCCCCGAAGCGTGAAGATACAGGTTGCATCTCGATTGAACCTAATTGGTCTACTGGCGATGCCTGGCTGCCTATGTGTTGACCGCTCATAACGGATTTACGAAGGCGAGAACCTTGTTGTTGAAGTAATAGGGATACGTTAGTTGCAAACTGCTGCGCATAATGCGTAGGAATATTGATAGACATGTTAATGCCCTCCTAGAAAAAAGTTTATGTTCATACTTATTTCGAAGGGCTTGTCGATTACTCGGGCCGTCTTCATTTCCCGAATTGGCTTCGGGCGGTCCACCGTCTTTGTCCGGCTGTCAATTCGGCCGGGCGTATTTGACGCCCAGTTATCGACTAATGCTTCAATGCTAATCGCATTATTGCGACTGTCAATCGGTAGCTTGCCTAAACTTCTAAAGTCTAGAATCAAGGGTTAGCCATTTGGTGTAAACGGTCCATTTCTTCTTTAGCTTTCACGTCGCCTTTTAGATATCGGTCCCTAAAAATATTGTCCTGTTTTAGGGCGTTTATCTTAGCTTGGGCTTGGGCCGGTGTTAACATCGCGCCTTCGCCAAATCCTTGACCTTGTTCACCTGCGACAAAACTATGCTCACCTATTTTAGCTCCGAGGTCGTGCATGAACTTCATAACCCCATCAAACCCAATCGCTTTTTCTAATGCTGAAACGGCTGCGTCTGGAAGTCCAAAGGTCCGGTATGCGTGTTGTGCGCGGGCCACGTTTTGGTTATATGCGCTGCCCCATTCCTTTTGTAACTCGCCTACTTGTTTTTGAATGGTCGCCGTATGTTGGGCTTTTTCCGCAGCTTCTTGCGCGGCCGCGAATTCTTGATATTGCTGCACTACTTTTTGACCTTGTTCAGCGGTCAAATTTAGTTTGTAGAACGTACTCTTAGCCCAGTCTGTAAACGCCGGATCGCCGTCTTTAGCGGTTTCTAATCCGTAGCCGTCCGGGGATACTGGTTTTCCAAGTTTCGTGTAAACGTCGTTCCATTCAGTCGCGTCCGCAGTTTCAGGTAATTTAAGAATGCGTTCACGAGGCACACCTTGAAGCTTTTCAAAGTTACGATAGCTTTCAAGAACCGCTGCCGGATCTTTAAAGCCTTTAGTCGTGGCGTACTCTTTAAATTCAGGATTTAGTGAATCAGTCCAGTTGCCTGAACTCGCGGGCGGCGGTGTCGCTGCGGCGGCCGCAGGCGCGGCAGGGGCAGCGGGCGGGGGCGTAGCGGCGGCAGGTGCGGGTGATGCAGGTTGAATTTCCATAAGTTATTCCTTCCGGTAAATTTCCCAAAGTTGATCGGGTGTTAATTTTAAATATTTCTGAATCCTAAGCCAAACTTCTCGGCGGCCTTCAATAACCGCGTGTACTCGGGGATCTGTGTGAAATGCAGATTCGTTCGCATGACAAAATTTTGCCAGGTCACGCAGGACTATCTTCCTGTCTGCGTCCGCGACTTCAAAAGTGCGCAGATATGCAAGTCTTCTAGACCTAAGAAGGTCTTTCACTTTATCTATAATTTCAGTCACTAGTTCGCCCTTAAGCTTTTTGCGCCTTAGTTAAAGCGGCTATACTCGGACCCGCTTGTATCATTTGTTGCTGCTGTTGTTGATCAGCTCTGCCTTGGCGGACGGCTTGGATTTGTTCCATACTTTTTCTCCAACGCACCGGAACTGCGTTGATATCAGAAAGTTCAGGAGTGATTGTATCCCAATCGAAATGATCTAGCGGTTCCGGATTACCCGTAACATTCACTACATTCAAAACGGATTCGATTGTTCGCATAAGTCCCGACGCTTCTTCGGCGCGTTGCGCTCTAGAAAGTGGGGAGTCATATTCAACTTTAAATTGTGCACCGGCTTCTCTTAACACCGGCGGCTGGGGCGGTAATAGTCCTTGCTGCGATAAAATGTCCACTTCGCGCTCGATCTGTGGACCCAATCTTTCAGACTGTTGCCGACCGATTGTTGGCGCAAGCAAGATGCCTTTTTCCCTAGTACGTTCTAAAACTTCTGTGGCTGTTTGTTGGGGATTTTCTGTCAAAATTTGAAATATACTAACTAGGAAATTGTCTTTAATTACTAGACGTTCTTCGTCCATCATGTCTTTACCGGCGGCAATATTTCCTACAGGTAGAGTGTGGACAAGGGGCCGTCCGTCTTTGTTGACGGCGCCAGCATTGGCGTGTCCGGGCTTCAATGAAAACGTATCTAGAATGCCGTCGTCATGGACTAACAGCACGGGGTCAACGGCCCGGTGTCCTTGTTTCAAATATGTTTTCTTTTGTTCGTTCAAAGTTTTAATGGCGGGCAGGACTTCCATTGCAGGGGAGCGCCCATAAACTTCGTTCGGAGCTTGTTCATAACGTGAGGGTGTGTAAGGAAATGTATTGTGTCCGCCTTCTTCAAGGTGGGTTTTTCCTTCCAGCGATACATAGCACGAATACCAGGGCATGCCCTTGTAGTCGATTCGTCCTAGCTGCATGTCTTCGTTTGGACCTACATAATGTAAAAATTTAAACTTTCGACCTGGATGCAATTTCGCGGCGTCTGCGATTACTTTCGGACATTTGTCGCCCCACTTCTGTACCGCTTGTCGTGCTGTAATATCGAAGTGTCGAATTAGTTGATCGACGTTGCCTTGGTGATTTTCAACTAAATACATTTCGCCTAGGTGACAGTTTTTGTAGCGAAGGCCCGGCTCATTCGCTGCCTTATCGATGTACATAACCGAGGTTCCAAAAGCGCCGAGCGACTTATTGAACATCATATTTTGAGAAGCGAAGTTTGCAACGTGGGCATATCTTTTGTTAAAAAGAATCTTATTCACGTCTTCAAAGTAAAGTCTTACAGCACGGTCTTTATTGAGTTCGTCTATGTCAGACTTAAGCGTGTGCCATCTAGAATTTCGGGGAGTTAATAGCGAATCTAAAATAGAGGCAAACCGATTAAGTGCAGTCCCGGCAGTAGCGTCAAATATCTCGCGATTTTGTTTCTCGCCCTCGGTGTTCGAACCTGTGAAATTTGAAGTGCCCGGATAAACCCGATCTTTAATTTCTTGCCAATGTGTTTCCCACATTCCACGATTGCCTGATTCTTGTTCAAAGAGTCGGCAGACTTCGTTTGCAATGTCTTCGGGTTTGCCCTTCATTTATTAGTAGCCTCTCAAAGTTTTTCGGCTAACTGAATCTTCTTCGTCTTCAAGGCCTGTTCCGCCTGTCAGAAGGGTGCGGGTAGCACTGTCGCCAGCCATACGTTTTGATTCGATTGCGGCGTCTGCGGCTGCGGCACGTTTGCCTTCTTCAGCTTTAGCGGCCATCCCCGCGTCGGCAGCGGCCTTTGCATTTGCAGCGTCGGCTTCTTGCTTCATACGTTTGTCTTTGCCGGAAGCCTTATCGATAACCATGTTACCGATACCCGTTGAAAAACCCTTCACTCGGTTTGCGGCATCAACTACCCCGTCCGCGCCCAGGGCCCGTGCAGTTTCACGAAACGGATTTACGACAACGTCGGTAGTCGCACGAATCAATTGTTTAAGTGGATTCTTTTTTCCCATTACAGTCTCCTAAGATAAGACTTTTCAATTAACGTGTAACCTAGTCTTTCGTAAACTGATCCCACGTCTAATTTTTCGGAAGCTTGACGCCAAACACTATTAAGGCCTTGCTTCTTCAATATGTCATCACAGAATTTTATAAACGCAATACCTATGCCACGGTGTTCCTTATCGACGAAGGTCGCGCTTTGTGTGGCCGACCTAATCCCCGTCTGAAGGATTTCGTCATCGATGAAAAATACTGAATATCCGATGATTTCGCCTTCTAGCCTGATCGACATAAATTTAAGATTGCCTTCGTCTTCAAGAAATATGAAGCGCCGAAGATCTGGGCGAAATGGCATGTCATTGTAGATTCCGGTCTCTTCGTGATTTCGCATCATAAGAGAAATCAATTCTTTGAGCGAGTCATTGAAGGACTCTTCTTGGAAGTGATATTCTTTCTTACCGACCGAAAACATCATAGTCCGTACCCGCTACCGCTCTGTTTGAACTACGCCTTTTTTGGGAAGCGTTTATGTCCGTTCGTGCTACTTTAACCGCGAACGTACATGCAAGTGCATCGCCGTTATCCGGGCTAGCTATGCCCCGGTCTTTCATCTTTTCCTTTGATTCTAACTTCACCCGTTCAAGCTTATCGAAACCGTATTCGGGCCCTACGAGGTCGTCTTTCAAATCGCTATCGTCGTCAATGCATCCGCCCTGTAGCCAGTCCCGCATCTTCGCCCACATTTCAGTACGAAGGTCCGCATACTCTTCTTCAGAAGCTTTGGACCCGAACCAAATTTCGTGCACCTTGTATTTCATTTCCCGGAGTCGATCTATCACGCCCGTGCCGTTACCGGCGTCAATGCAGACTGCATCGGGCTTATATTTTTCAATCCAGAAAGCGCATTCGTTTGCGACTTCCATATTGTCTTTACCTTTTAATTTTACAGCCGGGATAGATCTTGCGTCTCGGCCTCTACGAAATCTGAGGACTGTCGAGTCATCCCCAAAACGAGCGATATCCACGCCCATAATGAGGCCAGCGTATTGATCGGATTCGAGCGTTCGCGCAATACTTCCCTCAACAATTTCCCGTGATATGAATTGCTTATCCCCTTGTTTTGGGAATTCACCTTTAACTTCAATTCGGGCTTCGTCTGAATCATTGCCGTGCTTTTCAATAATTTGATTGAGGAGTCGTGTGTCGGTGCCTTCAACGGAACGCGAATCAAGATTTCGTCTGTTCCAATAGTTTCGTGATCTGTGGAAACATTCATAGAACTCCCCCGTATTTCGACGGGGGTTTGAAAAGCAAAACCAATACCTGTGCAATATTGGCTCGGTGAAAAACCCTTCCGAAACAGTCCAGATCGGCTTTGGAATGCCCGACGCTTCGTCGAATATCAGAATGATTCCGTTGTAATTGTGTACGCCAGCAAAGGCGTCTGGGTTTTCTTCTTGCCATAACTGAGCTTGAGCATAGTAGTAGCCGGTATCAATTTTCAATTGTTTCTTAAGCGAAGCTTCAAACCACGCTTGTGGGCGGAGTGAAAGTGCGGTTTTTTCAAACCAGTGTGAATTTATTAGTAGGGTGTGCCATTTCCCAAGTTCCGCCCAAGTTCTACTTTTTAACTGAGGTTCCGTGTTGGCGGTCGTGATCGCAGTTGACCCGAGTACGCAAGATAGCATCCAAAGATTCAGCCACGCCACGAGTGCTGATTTTCCGACTCCCCGGCCTGAAGCGGTCGCTGATTGATAAATTACGGGATTTTCCCCGCGAGAAATTCGTATCTTATTGAGACGTATGTGCTCAGCTATTTTTAACAACTCTTCTTTTTGCCATTTCCTAGGGCCTTTAAATCTTTCAAGTGGTGTGCCCTGCTGTCCCCAAGGAAACGCGAACATAACAAACGCATAGGGGTTTTCAGAAATTTGCGCGTCCCAAATTTCAGTCATTAACTTTTCGTCGTCTTTTACTGAGTAGGGACTATTTTGCAAAACTACTCCATATCAAAAAATATACTGATAACTAGTCGGCCATCCGTTTGCCCTGTGCCGTATTCACCTAAAGCTGCATGAATCAAATCCGCGTTTAAAATAAAACACCGATTAAAAACCGCGTTACACATGTGGGTTATTTCCCAAGCTTCAAAATTATTTGCTTCTTCGAGTAGAATCTTTCTTTCTTTTTCGTTCGCTGGATGTTTGGCTAGCCCCGTTTTAATATGAGTCAGTGTGGCAGTTCCAAACTGTTCGGCCTCTAATCCCGGTGTTAAATAAATAAGGGCCAAGAACTGCGCGATATTTCGATCACTGTGCGCCCAGTGCGGGGGCTTAGTGATTTCAAAAGAATACCTGCCAAAAGACAAAACTTCTCTGAACGACGGCCCAAACAGAGAAATCAGATTTTCATGGATTTCATTTTCGACGGCCTTGGGGAGTCTAATGATATTCGGGTACGTGACCCCGTCCATATCAAATTGATAATCTTTCATTTCAATCTGGTCCAGCGTACTTCGGACTTTTCGTGGGTCTTTAAAAAAGTCGTCCACGATCATACTATGATTTGTCATTAGTCGAAGATCGCAACTTCCGCCGGTCGCTGGCTAAGCTCCAGGTCTTCAATCTTCTTACGAAGCCGCGAAATTTCAATAAGCTGTTCTTGGATCAGGTTCTTGGCTTCTCTAAGTTTAATGTCCAGTCCTGCAAGGTCTGTCGCCCCAGGTATCCAAACATGACGGCATTGCCCGCAATAGTGCCTATTTGATTTGTCGGTCGCCTTCGCAAATACTCCCCAATTACATTTAGGGCATTTCTCTTTGTCGTGTCTGGACATTTTGTAGACTCCCGGTGATTAGTTGTTTCCCTTTAAAATATCCGGGGCTTTTACACCCCGGTCGCCAAGAGACTCCGCAATCCCCTGAGCTGCAACAACATGTTGAAAACTTAACTATTTGTTGCGATTGACGCAAGTATTGTCATTTTTTCTAAAAATTTTTATAAAAATTACGCGGCGTTCTCGTTTACATGCCGTTGGAGTAGGATACGGACGAAGATCTTGGGGCCGCCCGGCACCCACCCCGGTCTTTTTCTAAACTCCCGCAATTCATCACATTACCCGAGCGTACTATTTTTTGAGCATCCCTTGTTCTATGCTATGCGTTACATCTAATAGTGTATCATCCTGCGTCATCGGGAGTGCACGTTTACGCGCCTCGGCTAACGCACTGCCTATATCAATTGTCTGACTCACATGGATATCGACCTTGTCGCCATAAATAGAAGGTTTGCGTTTTGATAATAACCATTTCGCATTATCGGATTTTAATCTTGCACGTTGCACATCGTGCATTTCATCGGCTATCGTAATAAGCCCGTCTGCTATGTGTTCTAAGCCTTCTTGACGCGCCTGTTCGAAGCGATTCTGGAAATTTGGGTTATGTTGGCGGTACATATAGAACTGATATTCACTAGAACAGATCTGGCCAATAATAACCTTCAATGGTTCGCCATTAGTGGCCAATTCAATAGCTAAATCTTCCTGTTCCTTCGTATATATTGGTGGTTTTTGATTTGAATCTTCTGCCATAACCCATCCTTTCGATAAATTATCGGCATTTCAATAGTTAAATAGAACTCCCGTCAATCCTGGGCGGAGGTAATTGATCAGCTAATGCTCAATTAACTATTATATGGCCACGAACAATGAAAACTCCCGCTAATCAATTATTCCAGGTTACTTCCGGGTCATTTTATACATCCCGGAAGCCCGAAACCCTTACTGGACATAGGCATTCCGTTACTTCCACGTATTCCAATTAAATTTAATATTATATAGGAATACTAGTATATATAGGAATCTGTGGCCCCATATCTCTATATCCTGCTGAACTTCTAAAAGATCCCGGAATCCCGGTTCACCCGGAATAACGTGGAATATCAGCTACTTGCAAAAAAGCGAACATGGAAGTCTTCCGGGATCATGTCGGAATAATCAATTCCAGGTAGGTATTGGCCTTTTAGCTAAATTCCGATACGTTGGCCTTTATGGGGCAGAATAAGACAAAACATAAGTCTAAAATACCTGAACAGACTATTAGATCCGATGGCGAGATACGTTTTAAGGACGGCAAATTCGGGCCTAGATCTGAAGAAGAACGCCGCAAGTATGTATATCCACAGGCTGAGGGCATAGTTCGGAAGTTTGGCGGGGCTCGGGAACTTGCCCGAATCATTAAATATATGATGCCGGATCCGAAAGACCACTGGAATGCCAGTTCTATATACCGGTGGACATATCCCATTGAAGCCGGTGGGACTGGCGGGGAAATACCAGTGCGGGCGATTAAAACGGTATTGATGGCCGCAAGGTACGCAGGAATTGTTTTAACAATTGATGATCTGTACCCCAATTTAATTCCTAAATAGGATATAAACACTCCCGTTAATTCTGAATGCGTGATTTCATGTGGTTATGGACCCAAAAGGCTCATATTTAGCGCATTATTTGGCATATTTCGGGGATCGATCTGATAACGTGGTCGATCTAGTGACTTATGAGTCAGACGGGGTTATCGAAAAAGAGCACATACAGTTCCATGAAATGCCTTTGGGGAGTGTTGACCCCGCTGAAATAGCCAAATATAGGCATCCATGTTGGTGTGTTCCTGAACTTATATATGCGGATAGCAATAGAGGAAACGAAGTGTGGCTTCACAAGCGCCTGCAATAAAACTGATTGGGCGTGATTTTACACCACGAAAATTAGCTAAATGTAGACCTCTAGTGATGGGAATTGATCCGGGAATTTCTGGCGCATTAGCTATAATTGATCTAGACTCCGCGAAAATCGTAGATTTGATCGATTTACCCACATATAAGCGTGATTCAAAGTCCAGAAAACAAGGTTATCTAGAGTTCTTAGACGTTCACGCACTGTCTTCTTTAATAGATGCGTATTCACCACTAACAGCCCTCGCAGTGCTCGAAGAACCTGGGTCTATGCCGAATCAAGGGCTTCAATCTACGTTCACTTTTGGGCGCACATGTGGCCAAATTCATGGGGTTTTAGCGGGTCACTATATACCTGTGGCTACCGTGAAACCGGGCGTATGGAAGTCAGCCATGGCGCTAACATCTAATAAAGACGACTCCCGAAACCTAGCATCAATTGAATTCCCAGAATTTAAGAGTTTATGGCCTTTAAAGAAGCATAATGATAGGGCCGAAGCCGTTCTTTTAGCCCTTTATGGGTCTAGATATATGGCAAAACTGATCGAATTATCCAGGAAGTAACCGATATATGTGCCAGAACACGGCACAATTCCTACATTTGGGGCCCGTCGGTGTCTTCCTTCTTGGGCAGTTGACGGGCCTTCCTCAAGACTTTTCCCATTCCTTCAGTGCTTCACGGGCCACATTTCGATATCTTTCTACAGGGCAATGGTCTTGAATTTCTGTTAAAGCATCGACTAGTTTTTCTGCCTTGGCCTGTAGGGATTCGTAGGCCGACATTTCTATGTAATAAGACCCTGGGGTACTATCATCGCCTGGGTTCCAAAATAGCCGAGGGCCGTTTGAGTTAGTCCCACCAGATGTGGTCAATGGCGGACATTCACATGGTTGCTTAGAGCAATACCCGCAGAATTTATGAAACTGGTTACTCATCTTTAGCCCCCGCCCCGTCGGTTTCATCTAGATACCCAAGCCATTCAAAGTATCTTTCAAGAACGCCGTCCATAATAAGCCTTGGGCGCCTTTGTCTGGGCTTATAAAATATCTCGCGCATAAAGAGCCCACCCGCGCCTGTTATTAAAATTAAGTCGCCAGTTTTCTTGAACATCCACACGCCTTCTTTTGGCGGGTCTGGAAATATCGCAAATCCCATTCTATTCCCCACTTTCCCCGACTAGGGTTTTGATTTTGGCTGAAGCCGCACGCGCTATATTGCCGGCTAACACGCAGCCGTCTTTTCCTTTTACATCTGACGGACAATGCTTATTCATGTTTTCAAATGCCTCAACCGCCACATCAAGCGCCTGCTT